GCTATGAGGGGCGTTAGCAGCGCCAGTGGAAGCAGGGTGCGAGTGAGGACCATAAGATGTCACAGTTCTCGCATAATAAGCAGACTGCCACGCAGCAAGAGACCCCGGATAAACATCCCAGTTGTTACCAGCACCGACACGTTTAGCATATTTATTTGGATTCTGACCATTTGAATTACCACTCTCTCCGTGAGAGTGAGGGGCATTAGCAGCCCCAGTAGAAGCCGGATGCGAGTGAGGTGCGTTAACAGCGCCAACATTATGAGCATGATAAGCATTAGCAGCACCCGTAGAAGCGTTATGTGAATGAGGAGCATTCGCAGCGCCCGTTGAAGCAGGATGAGAGTGAGGAGCGTTTACAGCACCAGTAGAAGCATTATGAGAGTGAGCGTCCTGTGCGTGATTATGCGAAGGCATCTCAGCAGCATTCAACGTATGAGTAGCAGCACCGCCAGTTTCAGCAAGAGCATCGAAAGCAGTATCAGCAGAATCTAAACCAACAACAACCCGACCCTTAATATTAGGCAAATTAAAAGTCGTAGACCCGTCACCAGACCCATAAGTATCACCAACAACAGCATACAAATCAGCATAAGTAGTTCTAGAAACAGCAGAACCATCACAAATCAACCAACCAGTAGGGGCAGATGAAGCAGACCAAGCAACCAGACCACCAGTAGGCACCGGGCCAGTCGGGTCTAACGTATGACCACCAAGAGACATCGTTGAAGAAACAACATGATCAACTTCAATCTGATCAAATTCTTTATTAATTATACGTTGAATCATCCGGCATCATACTCCACACCATAAATACTTATCGTACACTCGCTATTAGCATAACCTATCGAAGATATAGAATCTCCCGGTTCCATAACCAAAATAGCGTCGCTAGTCACAACGTCACCCACAGGGACATCAACGCTATACAGAACTGCATTATTAGAAGAAGATGTATCGCCGGAAGGAATTAAATTAACACTTACGCTACCGACCGTGCTTCCCATAGTAGTGTTAGTAATCACTATGCTTTTAACAATAGCATAGGAACCCACATTACTTGTTAAAGTATAAACATTAGAACCATTACCTACAGGTCCAATATAAAACCTCTTAGGAACTAAATTAGCCACCTCTCAACCTCCTATCCCAGTCCATATAAGTATAGCATTATCAAAAGTATTTGTATTCATTGACTGCGTGGTAAGTGCATCCAAAACATGATCAACAAAATCACCAGATGCATGATTTTGTGCCGATGTCCCATCATACCCACGCTGACTTACAGTCACCGTGTTGCCTGTGCGTGAAGAACACAGAATTTTTTCTTCATTAATTAATCCTCTGTTTATTACAATAACAAAAGGATTGACGCTACCCGTAGGATAGCTGGAGCCGGAAGTTAAAGAAATAGATGTATCTGTGTTTGATACATTAGCAGACAATGTGGTTTCTTCTACATCGCCTAAAAATTCTCTACGTTCCATAAACTCCCCAATTAGTCAATACTGATGTCTAAATCACCAGATGCAATTCTAAGAATGTCACCTGCATCAACTGTCTTGTTTGCGCTTAATGTGCCATGAACAAGTAAATTACCAGAAGATGCAGCATCAAAAACACCAACAGCAACAACCGTACACGCTGGCATACCAGTAAAGTCAATATTTGAAGTATTAGCGGTAGCACCACCAGAAGCAGCATCAAAAGCTGCCGACTGACGAGCATACGAACCACCAGTAACTTCAGTACCACCACCAGAATCCGAAGGAGCAGCGGTATATAAAGCAACATAAACAGCGCTTGGCGCTGTGTATGCGGATGTTGCTAAAAAGTGATCAAGGAGTGCATCCTCCAAATAATCGCTAAGATTTCCTGCCATTAGTTATTCTCCTTATAATAATCTTCCAACTCCAACTGAGTTGGGATTCTAAAGTTATCTAGAGTCAACAAATGATCAGCTTCAGCCGCATCTAACTCATAGATTCTTCTATCTCTTGTAAAACGAACACCGCTCTTTGTTGAATAAGCAGAACCGCTATCGAAATACACAAACTTTTTACCGGCAGATGCTTTAGCAACAGTCTTTTCAGGCACCGGAGACTTCTGTGTTTTAGGAGCAGCAGGCTCCTTTTTCACAGCAGCCTTTTTAGCCGTCTTCTTTGCAGCCGTCTTTTTTGCAACAGGCTTGTTTGGCTCAGGCAAATCAGACGACTTAACTACATTCTCGCTCATGGTAACAATTCTATCATAAGTATCATTATAAAACAGAAAAGGTGGGGGATTTCTCCCCCACCAATTCCGCTAGGTTTGTAACTACAACAATCCTAAGATCAGCTGCTGCGAAGCTTAACATTCTTAGCGATGACATAGCTGTCAGCGTTTTCAATGTTAGCAGCGACACGCATGTACTGGGTGTACTCAATCGTATCAGTCTTCGGCTGGAACTGACGGTAGACCGTGATATCACGATGCAAACCAACCACACGGTTGTTCGGGAACGTAAGCTCCACATAACCATGCGAACCAGAAGCGCCGGAGTAGTCGCCCGACTCAGCCTCAGGCATGAGCGGAACTTCGACAAGTCCGATACCATACGGTGCAAGACCAGTTGCACCAGCACCACCATTTGCACGCATTGCACCGTTCAAGAAGGCGAGATCGCCAGTCGTTGAGCCGGGGCTTGGTGCGCCAGCAGTTGCCTCAGTAGCCGAGTTCGGGTTCTGAAGCGAGTAAATTGCGTCCTGCACAACACCCGGGCCAGTGAAGAACTTAAGTTCGTTACGACGCTGGAGGTACTTCGAAGGAAGGTTACGAAGAACACGGTCGAAAACCGAACGTGAAACATTGTCACCAGCCTCATCGACCGTAGTGCCCGAAGCGAGAGCAAGCTTAACAAAACCATCAAGAGCCTTGAGAAGCGTGTTGCTTGACGAGGTATTGCCGTTGATGAGAAGGTCATCAAGATCGTTAGCGGTCTGGCGAGCCATAACCTGAGCAAGATGATCCTCAAGCGAGGCACCCTCAATGTTGTCCTCAAGGGACTCAGTTGAAATCTCCCAATCAAGACGAAGCTTGACGCTGGAGAGAGAAACCTTCGAGAAGGTCACGGCTGCGTTGCTACCATCATCGGTAGCCTCAGTAGCCTTGCGCATGATGCGCGTACCAACCGACAACTTGTCAATATCCATGCTTGATGCACGCATACGGACAACACGGCTGTTTTGCATAAGAACAGACTGATCGACCACAAAATCGAGGAAACGATTCGACTGCTCAGCGTTAAGAAGACCACCAGAAGCGCCACCCACAACAGAGGTAGTGACTTCGTTAGCCTTTGCTAAAATTTCTTCTTGAGTTGCCATTTTTTATATCCTCCTAATCACGACTCATAGCCCAGAGCCTTGACTAGCTCTTGTGGCAAATACATGTTATTCCAGAAGGAAGGAGCTGACTTACGGATTGCATCCTCGTCACCCTCATCCTCATCGTCGTCTGGATCGACGCTCTTCTTGACTGCACCGGCAGCAGCGAAAGCTTCCACCTTCTCAGTCTGCTCAGCAAGTGAAGCTTCGGCTGAAGCAAGCTTCTGCTCTAACTCTTCACGCTGTGCATCTGCGCTCTTGGTAACCTCTTCGATCTTAGCGTCCATTGAAGCCTCAACCTCTTCCTTAAACGAAGCGGCGAAGTCAGTGAACTTCTGATCAATGACCGAACCAAGAGCATCTTTCAAGATATCAATATCCATTTGATCCTCCATTTGATCTGTATCCGCCTCAACCTCAGATTCAGTTGAAGCTTCTTCAATTTCGACAGACTTTTCAACGACTGTCTCTTCTTCAACCGTTAACCAGTTGACGAAGCGCTTTAACAAAGAGAGCTTTTCTTCGGCAGTCGTATCCATCTCTGATACCTTAGCATAATTTTCATCATTATGCAAAGACTTCTCAACGTCTTCCAAAGTTGTGCCCTCTTCATTAAGAATTTGTTCTAACATATCTTCCATATTAGTGAACTCCTTAATAATAGCATCTTCACATGTACCGCAACCGCATGAACATGGAATTTCTTTTTCTAAGTCTGTGTCGTCATCAAACTTGCGTGTGCAATTATCTAACTGACGCACTTTTGATCTTGCCCAGACCCAACCCGGAGTACCACCCCAAAGGTTCCAAGCAATTCTACCATTAGAAGGGTAACCCTTATCACCCGGATCTGCACCTGTTGCTCTTAAGTCAACAGCGTGCCTTGGGAAATAACGAGCAACCTTTCTAACGAACTCAGGAGAAACGGTACCGCCCTGTGCAAGCCTGCGAGCAGACCCCATGCCGACACTTGTTCCTCCACGACCGTGCTCTTTTCTTTGATTAAGACCAACCTGAGCCATACGCTGTACGGACTTAGGAATAGTCAAGTTAACATCATTACAATCAATTTTAAGAATATAATCAAGCTGATCTGGCGTATCGAACTTTACAATATCAATAACCGCAGCAGGATTAGCCGGGTTGTCAACCAGACTCAACTCACCAAGTTCATATTTCTTAATAAGATTAACCGGCTTACCTCTGAACATCTTCTCAGCATCAATCTGCTTATCAAGAATCTTTCCCCCAACAGAGAAAGAACGCAAAGTCCCATCAAGAACTTTTTCCCACGTATCCTGAGCGCCCTTAGAAATATAAGCCTCCACCTGCATAGCGTTGTACTCAACACCATCAGCACCTTTCACCTTAACCGGCTTATAGTTGATGGCTTTTCCAACAGCAATCGGGGCGTGCATCTCACGGATGTTACCAGTCCAATTCTTAAACGCTTCAACAGAAGCTTCGAACTCAATAAGATCTCCAGCCTTATCAATATTGTCGGCGGTAGCAATACCGACCACAATACGCTCTTCCCTCTTGACCATATCAATGGGAAAAGTAAGGTTTAAATCTTCCATAGTAGTATAATAGTACCACAGTTTTATTTAAAAGA